GCTACGGGACCATGATTTGACACGCGCCCTCGGGCGTGCCGTCAAAAATCAAAAAATCAAGTTCCTCTTGGGGAGGATCACGCCCCGGAGCAGGCCGCCCGCGCAAGCTCGACGCCAAAGCCGCCGCATTCGAAGCCGCCCAGCCCTCTCTGAATCGCGGCCTCGTCTGGATTCCGACCACCGATCCGAAACGCGAACTCACCGCCCACACGCGCCTCGAAATCCTCCGCCTCTCTCGTTGGCTTTACAACAACGCCCCGCAGGCCACCTACCTCGTCGAACACCTCGCCCAACGCGCCATCGGCACCGGCATCGTCGTTCAACCCAAAACCTCGAACACCGAGTGGAATAAAAAAGTTGATCAGTATTTCGAAGATCGAAACTGCGCCGAGGCGTGGGCCTTCGACGCGTCCAGCCAAGTCAATTTCTACACCGCGCAAAGCCTCATCCTCCGCCAAGTCGCCATCGACGGCGACTTCTTCGCGCAGTTCTTGAAAACCAAAGACGGCGCGGCCCGCGTCCGCTTCCTCGGCGGCGAGTCCATCGGCGGAGCCGGTTCCTTCGCCACCGATTCACACGATGGCGTCATCCTCGACCGCTTCGGCGCGCCCGTAGCCTACACGCTCAACAGCGAAGACGGCCTCCGCATCCCCGCCGAAGACATCCTCCACTTCCGCCACATCCGCCGCCACTCCCAGCCCCGTGGCGTCTCGTGGTTCCACGCCGCCGCCGCCAACCTCCGCGACATCTCCGAAATCAACGCATTCGTTAAGGGCGCGTATAAGGCAGGCGCACAAGTCGGCTACATGATCACCTCCACCGAAGTCGCCAAGATCGGCCTCGGCGCTGGCATGAAAACCACCAGCAACGAAGTCGGCGACCTCACGACCACCGACCTCCCGAACGGAATCCTCCTCCCGCGCCTCAAGCCAGGCGAAAAGCTCGAAGCCTTCAAAAACGACATCCCCGGCCAGACCTACGAAGCCGTCATGCGCGCACTCCGCTCGGATGTCGCCTTCGCCATCGGCCTCCCGCCCGAAGCCATGATGGTCAATGTCGGCCTCGCTGGCACCGAGCAACGCGCCGTTTTGGAAGTCACCCAAAACTTCCTCGAGCGCCTGCAACAGCAGGTCATCGATCAATTTTGCAGGCCGTTTTACAAATACTGGCTCTGGCACGAAATGCAGGCCGGACGCCTCGAATACCCCGGCGACGACTGGTGGCGCCACGAATGGCTCGCCCCCCGCAAGATCACCGTGGACAGCGGCCGCGACGCCCGCGCTTACAGCGAGCAGCTCGACAAAGGCCACCTCAGCCCGACCCGATATTACAACATGCTCGGCCTCCGCGCCACCGAGGAAGAGGACGATGTCATCGACACCTACCTCCGCCGCAAAGCCAAGTGCGACGCCCTCGGCCTCGATGTCTCGCAGGTCTTCCCCAACTCCCTCCGCAACGGCATCGCCGCCCAACAACCCGCCGAGCCGGATGACGACGAGCAACCGATTCAACCACCCGCACAACCATGACCACACCCACATCCACCCCGAAATTTTATGCACTGGAAAAATCCGACAACGGCGAGGCAACGATCCATCTCTACGATGAGGTCGGTGCTTTCGGCTCAGGCTCAAAAGAATTCCTCGCAGACCTCGCCCGGCTCGACGGCCAGCACATCCACCTGCGCATCAACTCACCCGGAGGCTCGGTGGTTGAAGGCACCGCGATTTACAACGCTCTCCGCCGCCACAAAGGCGGTCTGACCGTCCACATTGACGCGCTCGCCGCCTCGATGGCCTCGGTCATCGCCATGGCAGGCGCTCCCGTCTACATCGCCGACAACGCCCTCTTGATGATTCACAACCCGTGGACCGTGAGCGCGGGAGACAGCGACCAGCTCCGCCGCGAAGCCGACCTCCTCGACAAACTCAAAGACTCCCTCCGTAACGCGTATGTCCGCAAAACCGGCATGGAGGCCGACCGCATCGCCCAAATGATGGACGCCGAAACATGGCTCGACGCCGTCGAAGCCGTGGCCCTCGGATTCGCCGATGCCATCGAGGAAGGCGTCGCCGCCGCAGCCACTGCGACCCCCGCCCAACTCCGCGCCCGATTTGACAAGTTCGCCTCGGGCATGACCCAGCCCGAAACCCAAGAGCCCGCCGCTCCCGAAGTCCTCGAGGAGCCAGCCGCCACCGTCGTCAGCGAATCCGCCGATTCGTCCACTCCGTCTGATTCGTCCGATTCCACGGAGCCAGCCGCCGAGCAGCCCGCAGAAGTCGAGCCAACCCCCGAGCCAGAGCAACCCGCTCCCGCCGAACCACAAGCTCGCGCCACCGCAGCCGACGCGATCCTCGCCAAATACAACGAAGTGATCGCCCGCGCCGAAGCCGCCGAAGCTCACGCCAAAGCGATCGAAGCCAAGCTCGACCTCGTGAAGGGCGAACTCGCCACCAAGTGCGAAGACCTCGACCGCCTCGAGCGCTCCCTCGGCCTTTCGCCCGCCCGCGTCGTTCCCGCCGTCGATCAAACGCAAGACTCCGGCTCGATCTACGACCAGTGGAAAAACTCCACCGGCGCCGACAAGACCCGAATCTTCCGCGCCAACCGCAAGGCCCTCGAAGCCCACGCAAAACTGCACGGCGTTTGACACCTCACCACTCCACGAACCCAACAACCTAACCACCACCACCCACTAATATGGCCACCACCATCTCATCCGAACTCAAACTGAATGTCGTCCTCGACAGCGCCCTCATCGCGCTCCGCGAGGCACTTCTCCCGATCAACTCCTTCTCGACCGTGTTCAACTCGGTCCCACTGCAAGGCACCGACAAAATCTCGGTTCCGTTTTTCCCTCTCGCCACTGACGCGACGAGCGACTTCAACGGCACCTACGCTTTCGGTGACACGAACGCGATCAACTCCCGCGAGATCACGGTCAACAAGCGCAAGTATCAAGCGCTGTCCTTCACATCGAGCGAACTCGCCCGCCAGCCCTACTTCAACCCCGAACAGTTGGGCTTCCTCAAAGGCCGCAAACTCGCCGAGGACATCCTCCGCGACATCCTCTCGATCGTCACCCTCGCCAACTACGGCGCGGCGATCCACACCGGCGCGGCTTCCGCGTTCGATTCGGATGACCTCATCACCATCAAGACCGCGCTCGATCAGGCCAAGTGGTCCAAGACCAGCCGCACCATGATCCTCGACAACGCCTACGAAGGCGCGCTTCTTAAGGACAGCGCGATCAAAAACGCCGCCGCAGTCGGCAGCGCCACCGCGATCCAAAACGGACGCCTCCCGCAGATCGCTGGCTTCGATGTCATCGGCACGAACCTCATCCCCGGCAACAGCCAAAACCTCGTCGGCATGGTCGCACTCCCCGAAGCGATCCTCGTCGCCTTCTCGCCCATCAAACCCTCCGCTGGCGTGCTCAACCACCTCACAGCCTACGAGACAGCCGTCGATCCCGAGACCAACCTCACGATCGAATACCGCAGCTGGGCTGACCCCGACACCGACACCGAGAAGCAAGTTCTCGAGGTCAACTACGGCTACGCCCTCGGCCACGCCGCCGCCCTCAAGCGCATCGTTTCGGCTTAATCCTGATGCGCCTCGGCCTCACACTCACCCGCACCGGCAACACTTGGAAGGTCGAAGCCCTTCCGAGTGTCCCGCTCGCCGACCAGCTCGCCGCCTTCAAGGCCAAGCAAGTCTCCGGCGAGTTGACCGCAGACGAAACGCTCGTCGTCTCCCTCGGCGACACCCTCAAGCGCCACATCTGCAAAGCCAAGCCCGCTCCCGCCGTTGAGGTGGAAGCCGAAGAGTCGCCCAAGAAGAAGAAGTAATTCCCGCAAAGCGCCCGCACCGCGCTCCTCGCCCGCAAAAGCCCTCGCCGGTCTCACTCCCGGCGGGGGCTTTTCTTTTTCCCCTCCGTGTCTCCGCGCCTCCGTGAGAGCAAATCTTTTGACACGCGCCCAGTGGCGTGTCGCCAACCGCTCGTAACGCCCTCGCTCTCCGCTCCGCGCAACTGCGCCAAAGCGCGCACGGCACCACGGTCAAATTCCGCCAGGCTGAAATCCGCGTCGGCCTCGCCCCCGTCTCCATCGGCCTCGACCTCGAAACCGGCGGCCTCCGGCAAGGCGGCGAGTTTTCGATCCGCTTCCTAGCCGCCGACCTGCAAAGCCCACCCCGCCGAGGCGAAGCCGTCACCTTCTCCGGCAAAACCTATTTCCTCTCGCAGATCAGCGAAACCCACGCCCCCGGCGAATACCTCGCCACCATGTCGCCAGGAGGTGCCGCGTGAATATCCCCGTCGAGTCCTCCCTCGCCGCATGGCTCCGCAGCCAGCCAGCCTTTGACGGCATCCCCGTCCACACCGGCCAATCCGCCGAGACGATCCCGGAGGATCAAAGCGTCCTCCTCGCCGGTTGCAAATCCACAGAAGCCGTGGCGCGTGGTTTCTACAAGGCGACCGCGAGCATCGTGCTCGTCACGCCCTCCGTCATCGAAGGCTCGCTCGAAGCGCACGCCGCGCTCGCCGATTCCCTCCGCTCCTCCCTCCTTTCCGCCGCCGATCTCGCCGACGCCTTTGCGCCCGACCTGACCCTCGCCGGCGCCGACCTCCGCAGCGTGGACGACAGCCAAAGCGACGGCCGCTGGGTCACCACCGCCGCTCTGACCCTGGCCTTCACCGCGTCCGGCATTTGACACGCGACCCCCTTCCGAAACCCGCAACCAAACCAACCCAACTCCACCACCACCATGGCCGCAACTCTCTATCGCTCATCCGCAGTCAGCTCCGCCGAATACGGCACACCTAATGTCACAGGGCTCATCGTCACCAGCTTTTCCGTCAACGAAACCGCCGCACTCTCCGAGGTCAAAGACGACCAAGGCGGCGTTGTCGCCGTGGCGGTCGCCGAGCCGATCCAAGAAATCTCCATCGAGGGCATGCGCACCGGCACCTTCTCCGCTTCGGTCGGCAGCGCGTTGACCATCACGATGCCCGCCTCCGTGGATCTCGGCGCGACGACCATCGTCACCGGCCTCACGAGCAACTTCGCCGCCGAGCAGTTCGAGACCGTCTCGCTCACCGCCCGCTCCTACCAGACCACGATGACGGCTTCCTAAGCCCAGCCCGCACCCAGCGCCCGGAGCGGATTGATTCACCGCTCCGGGCCTCCCTACGACAAATGACGACAAAACCTCTCGCTGTATTCAGCACCCGCGACCTCAAGCTCGCGACGATCCTCCTCACGCTCGGCTTCGAGCCTGAGAACCCCGCCGCCCCCGCCACGCGCATCCGCCGCGATTCCGGCGACGAGACGACCGTCTTCCACTTCTTGGCCAACCATCCGACCAGCGGCCAGCAGGCCAACCAGGTAATGGAGTGGTTTCGAGACGCCGACATTTTCCTCGAGAAAAACCCCGAGCACCCCGTCGCCTACCTCATCGCCGCCCTCCGCAACCGCGACACGCTCGTCAGCGTCGTCAAGGCCACGCCTCGCCAGCTCGTTTTCGAGCGCAACGGCAAGATCGTGAGCATCAGCGAAAACGCCACCGAATCCGACAAGAAGCGCTTCGCCAAATTTCTATGAAAAACAAAAACGACAAATCCACCACCAACGAAACCCTCGAAACTGACGACGAAGTCCTCCGCGAGCAGGCCATGACCAGCGGCCCGCAGAAGCTCTCCCGCTGGGAACTCCGCCCCACCGCCGCGCTCGAAATCTCCTGGATGCAGCGCAACAAAATCCTCGCCACCGACATGGACATCATGTGGCGCGCCTCCGGCTTCGGCTTCATCCACGGCGCGCCCAAGGCCACCGTCCGCGCCGTCATCAACGACTTCTCCCGCTTCGCCTCCGCCGTGGACGACTGGATGGAAAAACAATCTCCCAGCGCCCAAGAAATCGCCGACCTGCAAAGCCTCTGCCTCGAGCGGACGAACGAGTATTTCGCGTCCTACTCCAGCCAACCCGGCGCCAAGGATTCGGCGGGAAACTAAACTGCCCCGGCTGGCTCGCGAGCTATGTCTACCGCATCGCCAAGATCACCGGCTGGGGCTTCCGCGAAATCCTCGAAGACCTCCCGTTCGCGGCTGGCCTTCAAATCCTCCACGCCGACGACTTCGCGCACGGGCGCAAACGAGTCTGGGGCCGCAACAACCGCGCCACCGATTTTGACTCCCTCGCTGCGATAGAAGCCGCTTTCGAGAACCTGACCTGAGATGCCCAAATTCAAATTCGAAAACCTCAAGTTCGAGCAAATCATGAAAGACTACGCGACGATTCGTGAAACCACGATTCCGGACGCCGTCCACTTGAATGCTCGTCTCCTGTGTGCCGAATTTGCCCGCCGCACTCAAGCTTTCGGGAAGGATGAAAAGGTCGGCACCGAGCGCGTGCGGAAGGACATCTCGAACATCATCAAGCCGCCGGTCTACTTCTTGCAATTCCTCGGGAAAACTCAAAGCGAGCGTTTGAAGAAAAATCTCAAAAAGAATTTCCAAGCGAGGAATTGGACCGGTCTCAAATCCACCCTTGCCGCTGTCGGCATGGGGTCCGAGGCATTCACGGTGGTAGAATCCGGCGACTACGCAGGCATCCACCGAGAGAACCGGAACCCCAAGACCGGTCGAACATTCAAGCGCCCGCAGAAATTCTACCTCGGAGCCGATTCCACCTCGCTCTTTAACTACATCAAAGAGCGCCAGCAAAAAGTCGGCCTCGCCAAAGCAGGCTGGGCCGAGTGCGCGTTGAAGCTCAAGAAAGTGATCTCCCGCTCACAGACCTACGACTTCGAAAAATGGTGGGTTCGCAATAAACCTGGCACAGGCTCCGTGCAGGACAACACCAGCAACGCCGCTGCACCTACGGTTACGCTCACCAACTCTTTGCCTTGGGCTGACAGCGTGCTTCGAGTCACTGAGCAACTCAACGGCATGGCCTTCGTCGCGCAGAAAATGAAAAAGCAAATGGAGATCATTTTGAAAAAACGCCAACTCAAACTCTCGGGGGGCTTGTTCCCTTAACGCCATGGCCGATGTCAGCGTAGAATTCGGAGCCAAGGATGTCGGGCTACAAGAAAGCCTGAAGAAAATCCAAAGTGAGATGCAGACCCTCGAGGGGAAGGTCAAGAGCGGCGAACTCTCCTTTGAGGAATTGGAATCCACCATGAAGCGCCTCGGCCAAGTCGAGCGCCTCGAGAAGCAACTCCAAGCGATCGGCAATGAGTCCGCAGGCGCGGCCCCCAAAGTCGGCGAACTCGGCAAGGACATCCAAGACGCCGGAAACAAGAGCGAGAAAATGGGTGAGCAGAGCGGCATGGGGTTTGGAAAGTTTGTTGCTGGCGTCGGCCTGGGGCAAATCGCCGCCAAAGCCTTCACAGCAGTCCTCGATTCCGCCTTCGCCGCCGTGCGCGGCACGATCCAAGGCTTCACCGACGCCCTCGACCTCGGCGGTCGCCTCTCCGACCTCTCTGCCTCCACCGGCGAGACCGCAGGCAAGCTCCTCGTCCTCGAGCGAGCTTTCGACAATTCCGGCATCGGCGCGGAGAAAGTCGGCAGCTCGATTGCAAAAATGCAGAAGAACATCGAGGACGCCCGCGATGGCTCCGGCACGGCTGCCAGCGCCTTCGCCATGATGGGCGTGAGGGTCGAAGAACTCGAAGGCAAGCTCCCCACCGAGCAACTCAAAATCCTATCCTCCGGCATCAACTCGATTGACGACCCCACCCAGCGCGCAGCCGCCGCCATGGGAGTCTTTGGCAAGAGCGGCGCCGAACTCCTCCCACTCCTCACCAACCTCGACGGCGAACTCGGCGAAGCCCGCGACACCGTAGGCTCCATGGCCGAGATCATGGACCGCCGCAACGCCACCTTCGACGCCGTAGGCGACCGCTTCAAAACCATCGGCGAAAAGGTCCGAGACTTCGCCGCAGGCATCCTCGACAAAGCCCTCCCCGCCATCGACGCCATTACCTCGGCCCTCTCCCGCATCGACGCCGCCAAGATCGGCCAAAACCTCGCCGACGCCTTCCTCGGCGGGCAGAATGCGATGAAAGGCTTCCAGTCCGCCGTGGATGCCATCTCGGTCGGCGAAATCAGCCTCGCCTTCAAAGCCTTCTTCGAGTCCGCAAAGCTCCAAGTCATGCAGACCGGCAACTCGATCATCAATATTTTCTCTGCCGCCTTCGATACCGTTTCCGAAATCATCGCCAATGTTTTCCGCTCTGATGGCCCCACGCTCATGGTCATCAAGTCGGCTTTCGATTTCGTCGCCGGATATGTGAAAGAAAAAGTCGCCGGGTCTCTCGCCGACACTTTTGCAGGCATGGGGCCAATGTTTTCCGGCATGGCCGAGAGCCTAAAACAGAGCGCCGAGGCCGGAGCCACCTCCGCCGAACTCGCCCTCCAACGCATCCCCATCGCCGCCGAACTCGCCGCCGAAGACATCGGCACCAATCTCGCGGGGAGCGTGGATCGTTTTAAAGAAAACCTCGCCGAAGCAAACACTGAGTTTTTCAATACATCAGAGCAGGCCCAAAAAGTCGCCGACATTGAGGCCGAAATCGCCACGCGAGTCGCCGCCACAAACGAACAACGCGCCGCCACCACCGCTCAAACCGAAGCCGAACTCGCCAAGCGCGCCGAAATCCGCGCCGCCGCCGAAGCCGCCGCCGCCACCGAGCAATCCAACGCCGCCGCGCTGGTCGAACTCGAGACCGCCATCAACGAAGCCAAAGCCGCCGGGAACGAGGAATTGGTCAAAACGCTCGAAAGCGAAAAGCAACAACTCGAAGGCCAGCAGGAAATCGCCAAGCTCACCGAGGAATACAAGAACAAGCTCGGCGTGAATGCCGACGAAGCCGCCCGCCTCGCCAACAATTTCGTCAACGCCAAAAACGCCGCCGCTGGCATCGGCGACCGCAGCGCCATCGTCACCATCACCACCACGGTGGACGACACACGCTGGAAAGACCTGCTCGCCGAACTCTCCGCGAACTCCAACCCAAAAGCCATCGCTGTCGCCCTCGAAGTCACCGGCAAGGACAATGTCCAAGACGCCTTCGCCACGCTCCAGAACATGGAGCAGATCAACAAAAACTTCCAAGCCAGCTTCGAGACCATCGGCGCGCGCAGCCTCGAAGAGGTCAAAGCCAACCTCGAAGGCATCCCCACCGAAGCGCAGAAGCAGCTCGCCCTTCAGATCACCGGCGAGACCGATATCGACCGCGCCATCGGCAAGCTCGACTCTTTCGCCGGAACCAAAACCGCCAACGCTCTTCTCGAGACCCAAGGTTTCGAGAAGATGGACGAGCTCCAGAACGCCCTTAACGGCGTCGTCGGCGAGAAGCGAACCCAGATGATCGTCGAAGCGCTCGGCGTGAAAGACGCCGAAGCCGCCAAAGATGCCCTCGACGCCATCCTCGCCAACAACGGCAAAACCGCCACCGTCACCGCCGACGCAGACACCAAGCCCGCCGAGCAAAAGATCGCCGACCTCTCCACCAAAACCGCCACCGTCCCCCTCGATGGCGACACCTCCCCGCTCCAGAGCAGCCTCTCCGCCTTCACCGCCACCGCCCAAAGCATCACCCTCGACGCCGCCGCCTCCATCTCCGCCATCCGCACCGCCCTCGCCGAGCCGATCACGATGGACCTGACTGGCTCCAACAGCGGCGGCGGCGAAGGGAGCAGCTCCGGCCTCGCCGGCCTCGTGAGCGAGATCAAAGGCATCCTCATCGAACTCAACCGCAAGCTCCCCAGCCCTGTCCTCACATGACGCTCTACACCGACCTCAACGACTGGATCCCGCAGCCTGGCCGCATCACGCGCTCATGGCCCAGCGGGCTTGTGCTCCTTCAGCAGAACTTCATCGGCAATCTCGACACCCTCGGTCCTGTCGCCGTCCCCGGCGATCCGTTCCCCGCCGACGATGCAGGCACCGCAGCCAAAGTTTACGGCCTCCCGGAATACCGTCAACTCGATAACGGAATGACCTCCGCCACCGTCAGCGGCTACGGCATCCTTCCAGGACAATCGGGAGATCAAAAAGTCGAATCACTCGGGGCTGTTTCTTTTTTTGCCAAAATGTTATTCGAAGCATCATATTATTATACAGGGCCATCAACTAACCTTATTGAATACGGCGAGTTGATTTTTCTTCAAAGAGGTTTTGCAGTTGTCGCCCAGACCAGCCTCGAGGTTCGCGTAGGCACTGGTCCACTGAGTGTCATCACCGAACGGATCGCGGAGCTTAAGACTATCGCAGACGAGCCAATCGGATCAAAACCCGCAGGCACTATTTTGGAGGGCGAAAGTTTTTCGTCGCAGGAGATTTTTGAAAATCAAATCCCTGCAGCAGGGATTCAGCATACAGACCGCACTTTTGCTCCGAGTCAGTTTTTTTCCAAAAGGTCGGAATTTAATTATTACGGAGACATATGGGAGGAGCGCGCCAGTTTTACAGCCAATCTAGCTTCCATCGATTTCGGCATACTTAACGATGCCCCCCCACCATTATGAACCCGCCCGTTAGCTTTGAATCCCTCGCCCGTGCGGCCAATACGCCAGTCTCCGGCGCGTATCCGTATTCGCTCAAAGGCCGCGATCTCGATAAAAATTTCGTCTTCGCCACCCTCGATGTGGATGAAGGCCTTATCGAAGAGACCACCGGCCAAGGCGGGCACACGGCGCGCAGGCTGAGGATCCCCGGGGCAACCGGAGACAAGACCCTTCAGCTTCTCTACCAAAATGAAGATTTTACATGGGGGCCTGCAGTTCCCCCCGGCGAGGAAAGCGGCCAAATGATTTTTTGGAGCGAATCATGGACACTTTCAGAAGCCCCCGAAAAATCCGGTCAATTTCTCATTTGGAACGAAATAAGCACATCCTACGAAGTCATTGTTGCGCCAACGGAAGACGGCCAATTTCTCGTTTGGGACAAAGACGAAAAAGCATGGAAATACATTCCAACGCCCACAGCAGACGGCCAATTTCTCGTTTGGGACAAAGACGAAAAAGCATGGAAATACATTCCAACGCCCACAGCAGACGGCCAATTTCTCGTTTGGGACAAAGACGAAAAAGCATGGAAATACATTCCAACGCCCACAGCAGACGGCCAGATTTTAAACTGGGATCAAACCGCCAAAGCATGGAAGCATATCACCGCTCCCACGCAGGAAGGCCAGCTTCTCAAGTGGGATGCCACCTTGAAAAACTGGGTTCCTTTTACTGCTCCGCCTAGCACCGGCACCCATGTCCTCGGCGCGGTGGACGGGGAGCTGCAATGGATCGCGACGGAGGAATGCTAGTGCAGAACCGGAAACCTGAGACCGGAAACCGGAAATCCCTCTCCGCCTTCCGCCTTCCCTTCTCCGCCTTTGTATGACCCTCGGCCGCACCTCCGACAACAAGCTCAAAATCAAAACCGACGGCGAGGCCGGCCTCCGCGCAGTGTCGTGTGGGTGCTGCGGGGGTTGCAGCTTCGATGCCTTCTCCCCCACGCTTACGCCTATTGAGGGAGCGCAGAAATTCAAATATCTCACTCTTGAATCAACAAGTATTTACTCTATCGGGGGGTTAAACGCAGGTCTGCCATCGTATGATGTGGAATGTGCGCCTTATGAGTATGAAAATGAGGACGGGGAGACGGAGACAGGTGTCACCTGCGGTGCTTTTTCAGCAATTCAAAGATCGGCCACGCGGAGTTTAACTTACAAGGCGACTTTTTACACGACGCTGGGAACCGAGGATTGGGAACCTTGCGTCTGCGAAGTCGTAAAGGCGGAAGGCTCCGACTCTGGTTCTCTTTACGAGCATTTTGGCGTCACCTATGCCGAAGAGTGGGCGGACATTAGCTTTTTTCAATACAGCCGGACGGTGGCCGATGCAGTTTGGGAAACAGAGGAAATAGAAGGGGTGATTTACTTAATCGAAAAGACTTCTCCGGCCATTTTCGAAAATAGCTTTTGCGAAAGCGGGCGTTGGGATTGGGATTGCAGAAATTTTCCTCTTACATGCGCTGATTTGGCTGGGTATAACTATCTTACAACCGAGCACCCTTACACATATTCAGAGCCGCTTGAATCGGGTGGCTTTAAGGTTCAAGAAAGAACCATCGTTGAGAGTTTGCAAACTTATAGTGGTAGTGGTGCGTTTGGAGCCCCGGCTACTTATGCGAACAGTAGTCACACATATCGCTTCACTCTCCACGACACGCTCAAAGAAATATGGGGGCCGGACCAACCTGAAATGCGTCCATGAAATTCACCCCCGCAAAATTTCAAACAAAAGCCGAAATGCTCACCAGTGAGCGGAAGAGCGAGTTCGCAGCCGTCTTGGAGACCAGCGAAATCTACAAGCTCAACGCGGCGGGCGAATACAAGTTTTTCTCCAAATTTTCTATGGCCCCGGCCACGCCTCCCAGCCTCCCGCAACAAGCCGCCAGCTTCGGAAAATCCCTCGTCAACTGGACTGCCTCGGGTTTCTCTCCAACCCCGCCCGACATCCTCGCCGCCCGCGAAGCCACCTGCCGCGCTTGCACCGAGTGGGACGCCGCCGCGCTGAACAACACCGGACGCTGCCGCAAGTGCGGATGCTCCACCTGGGCAAAACTCCGAATGGCCACCGAGCGCTGCCCGATTGGCAAATGGGAAGCCGCCGAACCGAGACCGGAAACCGGAGCGCTGAAACCGGAAACCTAACCGCCTCTTTCCGCCCTCCGCCTTCCGCTCTCCGCATTAGGAGACGCTCGGAAGCCCGCCCGATTTGACACCCGCCGCTCGCTCGAGCGGCATGAAACTTTTCCTCGACCAAAAAAACCGGCGCTTCGTGAAGTCCGCCGCGAGCAATGTCGCGTTGCAGACGCTCGTGCTCAAGCGCCGCGACCAGGTGCCGATCGAGGTCATTTTCGTTGAGAACGGCGTCGCCATCTCCGCGATCCCCGGCACGCAGACCACCGTCGCGCTCAAGTCCTCGTTCTCCGACGCCAACTTTCTCGCTCTGGCGGCCCACGGCCAAACCATCCTCGATCTCAATACCCAGCCGGTCGAGGCCGCCTTTTCATCTTCTCCCGACAGCATCCCCGCCTACCTCGAGGTCAAGTGGACTGCCCCCACGCAAGCCCTCCGCACGGCGACCCTCCAAGTCGAAATCCAAAACTCCGTCATCATCGGCACCGAAGGCACCCCCGCCGCAGTTCCCGACGGCAAAGCCACCCAGGCCGAAGCCGAAGCCGGTCTCTCGAACGAAAAGTGGATGACGCCGCTCCGAACGGCGCAAGCAATCACCGCTCTGGCCGATGCCACATTCTACGGCACCACCGCGCCCGACCCTGCACAATACACCCGCTGGGTCCACACGGACCTCGGGCGACTCTTCACTTGGTTCGAAGGCGCATGGGTCGAATTCACGCACTCCACCGCCGCCGGTATGGGGTCGACAGCCTGGGCCGAAATTATCGGCAAACCCCTCACCTTTGCTCCATCCACCCACAGCCACGCAATCGCCGACACGACCGGCCTTCAAACCGCGCTCGATAGCAAGGCAGCGACCACGCACACGCACACCATCAGCGACACCACCGGCCTACAGGCTGCGCTCGATGGCAAGCAACCCTCTGGGAATTATTCGCTAAACGGCCACACGCACACCACCGCGAATGTCACCGGCCTTGACGCCGCCCTCGCCGCCAAAGTCTCCGGAACCGGCGTGGCCTCGCTGGAAGTTGTCACCGCTTTGCCTGCCACGCTCGTCCCCACCACTTTCTACATCGTCGTCCCCAGCGGAGCCACGACCGCATCGGCCGTGCAGCTCGGCAGCATCCCGCTCTTCACCGGAGGAGGCGGTGGCGGCGGAGGGGGAGGGGGAGGAGAGCCGCCCGCATGGGCTCCGACTACCCTTGCCAATCTCGCCCTCTGGCTTGATGCCACATCCGGCCTCTTCGATGCCACGACCGGCGGAGCCGCCGTCACCGCCAACGGCGCGAAGGTCGCCCGCTGGGAAGACCGCTCGGGCAACGCCCGCCATTTCTCGCAGGCCACCGTCAACAGCCGCCCGACCCTCGCGACCGCCGGGCTCAATAGCAAAGCCACGATTTTATTCGACGGCACTGACGATTTTCTTGATGCGACCTACTCACGCCCATACTCCGCGCAGACACTTTTCATACTGTTCGCAATAAACACTGAGAAAGTTCAAGGCGGCCTGTTTAGCGAGTCGGAAGCCGGAGTTGCTGATGTCAGTATTTACACTGGCGCAATTCAGCGGACTACGGAGGTCGGCTCTTTTGTAGACGGCGCATCGACCACTCGCTCTCCAAAAGTCTACACACTAGGGGCCTATTGCATCGGCACTTTTAGCCACTCCGGGAGCCAGATATTGAATTACCTCAATGCCGTCCCCGGAGCAGCCTTTGCAGATACTTTTCCGAGCGGACAATACAATGTCGCGCGAGGCAGAATCTCTGGCAGAATCAATGCCAGCGGAAGCCTGAATAGCCCCGGCGCCAATTCCATCGGCGAAGTCATCGCCTACGACCGCCTACTCACCACCTCCGAGCGCGACACCGTCCACGCCTACCTCTCCACGAAATGGGGGATTGCGCTGTGAGCCGCTTTTTCCGCACTACCTCCGAGACCTACGAAGCCATCCGAACTGCGATGGATGCTGCCAGCGGATTCCCAAATTCCAGCGCCTCCACATGGTTCGCTCCTGCCTCGGAAGCCCCGCGTGATGCGAAAGGCCACTGCCTCATCGCCGCCATCCCGCCCATCGCCTCGCATTTCGCCGTCGCCGGAGCCGAGGAAATCACCGCCGAGGATTACGCCGCCGCGCTCCTGCCATGATCATCTTTCCACAAAACCCCACTCTAAATCAGGAATACGAAGCGCCCGACGGCCGCCTGTGGCGCTTCAATGGCTTCGCGTGGGTCGGCTTCTCCCCACCGCTCACCGCCGACAAGATCACCGACTTCGCGGCCGCCGTCGTCGCCGCCGCGCCTCCCACCACCGACGCCTCGCTGCTCACCACCGGCACTCTGCCAGATGCCCGCCTCGCCGCCACCATCGCCCGCAGCGCCGACCTGACCACGGAGCAAAATGCACGCATCGCCGGAGACTCCGCGCTCTCGACGCGGATCGATTATCTAACCGCGAATCTGGACCCTGCCGCGCTTGATTCGATTGCCGAAGCAGCCGCCTCGATCGGCAGTCTCCAGACGCAGATCGACGGCAAAGCCCCCACCGTCCACACGCACCTCGCCGCCGACATCACCGACCTCGCCGGAGCCGTCGCCACGCTCGCCCCCACGCCGACCACGCCCGCGAACTCCGGCCTCGCCATCTCCGGCAACTCCCTCGCCACCGCTTACAACTCTTCGATCGCTGATGGCGTCGTCTCCGTCTCAGTCGGTGGCGCACCCGCCGCACCCGCCAGCGCATGGAAGGCCAAGAGCCTCGTCCAAGTCCTCGACGACATCCTCTTCCCCACCATCCTCGCCTCCGTCGGCTCCGCAAAATCCATCGCCCTCGCCGTGAGCGGAGCCTCTGGCGTCCTCGAGATCGGCACCAGCATCGCCCGCACGCTCACCGCCACCTTCACACGCGGCACGATCCTCGACGGCAACGGCTCCACAAATGCCAATCCCCTCGTCGGCGACGCCACCGCCTACACCTTCACCGGCACCGGCATCAGCTCCACCACACAGCCCGGCAACGCGCTCACCTTCACCACCGCCGTCGTCAGCGGCACCAACAACTGGGCCGTCACCGCAGCCCACGCCGCAGGCTCTGGCACATACTCCGACAACAAAGGCGTCTCTGGCACCAACCTCGCCACCTCCCGCGCCGCAGGCACAGCCACCGACAGCACCAGCGCCCCCACCATCACCGGCGTCCACCCCTACTACTTCCTCAAATCCTCCTCGCCCATCAGCGCCGCCGCCATGGTCGCAGCCATCCAGAACGGCACCGCCACCAAAGTCATCGCCGACTCCACCGGCACGCTCACCATCCCCTACGCCCCCAGCGCCCAATTCCTCGCCATCGCCTACCCCAGCACCAGCACGACCAAGACCCGGTATTTCGTCACCGCGCTGGATAACGGCGCCATCACCGTCGTCTTCGCCCCCGTCGCCACCCTCAGCGTCACCACCGCACTCTGGACGCAAGGCTACAAAATCCACACCTCCAGCGGAGCGCTCACAAACTCCGCCGCGAACATCGAATTGAGGAACTCCTGATGCCCACCGGAATCGAACTCTCAGCCGGAATTGTTGTAGGAGCCGCCAAGCCCATAGATGCGAAATATGGCCCCTACGCCAGCAGCGCCGCCGCGCTCGCCGATATCGGCCCCGCCCTCCGCTACAAAGGCCTGACCATCGGCATCGAGAGCGGCAGCGCCGTGGTCGAATACTGGTTCCGTGACGGCACCACGAATGCCGACTTCGTCGAAAAAATCACCCCGCTCGAGGCCACAAACATCATCGGCCTCTCGGACTTCATCGTGGCCGCCGCCCCCGGCCTTCAGATCAACACCACCGTCCGCGTCGGCACCGGCGTTGCCACCACCTTCTTGATCGACGGCCTCGTCAGCAGCGACCCCGAGCATGTCCTCGTCGCGCTCAACGGCGTCACCCAAACCCCCGGCACCGACTACCTCGTCTCCGAAGCCACCGGCACGATCACCTTCGACACCGCCCCGAGCGCCGGAATGCAAATCTCATGCACCGCCCTCGGCCTGCGCACCGTCCAGCGCCCGATCGATCCGACCCTCTACCTCTTCGCCTTCGACCAATCCGCCAACGGCCTCACCACCTACAGCGGACGCCTCCTCAATGCCAACCGCCCCGCCGCGCCAGCCCTGCCCGAGACCGCCACCACCTGGACCATCCGCCGCAGCACCCTCAACGCCGCAGGCCAAATCCTCGCCACCGCCACCGCCGTCGGCTCGTGGGCTAACCGCACAACGCTCTCCTACACATGACGACAATCACCGAGAGCAACATCACGCAGACGCTCGATCTCTCATCGTTCGAACTCACCCTCCCGCCGAGCGTCGTCGAATACCCGAGCCGCTCGAGCTTCCCGAGCATCGGGAAACCCGACCGCCTCTACCTGGCCCTCGACGAAGGCATGCCCTACCGCTGGTCGCCCACCGCGAGCGCCTACAGGTCGTTAATCGAAACCATCGACGGCGGCAATTTTTGACACTCACCCACCCACGAACACCAACACCTAACCCATCACCACTATGCCACAAGTCATCAAACTAAAACGCGGTTCTGGAATTCCCGTTTCCTTGCAGAACGGGGAAGCCGGTTTCGACACCTTAAACAAGGCCCTCTACATCGGCACAGCCGAGGGGGTCTACGACCTCGCGGGCGTCAATTACGCGAAGAAAACCTTCGTCAACGACGCGGTAGAAGCCGAAGCCGACCTGCGAAGCGCAGCGGATTCGACGCTCACCACAAACCTCAATGCGGAAATCTCCCGCGCCCAAGGTGCCGAAAGCGACCTCGCCGACGACATCGCCGCCGAGACATCCGCCCGCCAGTCCGCGATCAGCGCCGCCGTTTCCGCTCTGGAAGCAGCCGACACGACCCTCGACGGCAAGATCACGACAGAGAAGGGCCGCATCGACGCAATTCTTTCTGCATCAAGCGCTGATGCCGATACTTTCAAAGAAATCGTCGACCTCATTAACAGCGTCGATCTCACGAACGACAACGCCCTGGCGTCCGCAATCTCCTCGATCAACGACGACATCGCCGCCGAAGAGACCGCACGCATCGCTGGCGACTCCGGCCTCCAGACCTCGATCAATGGCGTCTCGAGCGACCTCAGCGCGCTGACCACCCGCGTCACCGCAGCCGAGGCCGACATCGTTTCGGAAGAGACCGCCCGCATCGCCGCAGTCTCCGCCGAAGCCGCTGCCCGCGCGTCGGATGTGTCCGGCCTCGAGTCCGACATCGCCGCAGTCCAGAGCAATCTGGATTCGGAAAGCTCGACTCGTTCGACAGCCGACACCTCGCTCTCCAACCGCATCACGGCCCTCGAAGGAGCCAGCGCAGACTCCCGCCTGGACGCAGTCGAGGCCGATGTCGCCGACCACGAACTTCGTATCTCCGCCTTGGAGAGCACGATAGATGGCGGCGTTTACTAGTCCCTAAACCCACCAACCCCGGCGGGGCGCTCCATAGCGCTCCGCCAAGCGGGGGGTCTAACTCCGCAAAATCAAAATCCGGCCCATGCCAACCCCAATCATCAAACCCAAATCCTCGACCGTAGCGTCGAAAGTCCCAGCCGCCTCCGACCTGGCCTTGGGAGAAATTTGCGTGAACCACGCAGACCGGCGGCTCTATTCGCGCAACCCCAGCACGGGACAGGTGTATAAATTAGCAGGCACCAAAGACGCCCCCGACCGCGTCTGGGCCTTCGACCTCTCCGCCGATGGCACCATCACCTTCCTCGGCTTTCTCCTTTATTCGGAATTTCCGTCCACCGGCTCGGTGTATGACAGCCCGAACTGGGAAATCTCCCGCACCATTTTCAACTCCGCAGGCACCTCCAGCACCGAATCCAGCGCCACCGGCGCGTGGTCAAACAAGGGGAATTTGAATTATGATTAGCCCACTCTACGGCCAACTCTCCCCGCTGCGCGTGCCAACCTCGATGCGCCGGGTATCTGACGACAACGACGCGAACGCTTACCTGCTCGCCGTAGAGTCCGCCGACGGTCAACAACTCGAATCCGGAGTCATCTCGGCTGTCGAAGCATTCATCCTCGGTTGCAAAAGCGATGGCATCTGGGGCGCGATCAAAGCCTCCTGCATTCTCGCAGGAGCGCGAACTTTGAGCGGTGCGCTCGTTCCGCTTGTTGGCACCGCTCCGACGAATAACAATTTCGTATCAGGCGACTATAACCGCGAGACAGGCTTGAAAGGAAACGGAACAAACAAATACTTAAATCCGCAACGGACTGATTCCGCTGACCCGCAGAACTCCCACCATTACTCCGTCTGGGTAACGACCGCGCCGACTTTAAATGCTAATAGAGGCTACATAGGAAATGCTGCCGGCACTGGTTCTAACAATTATGTAATATCTCAGTCTGGCGCGACTGTTTTTTTTTACAACCGAAATGGCGGACTACAGCTTACTAGCCAAGGTTCAACGACTGGCTTAAAAGGGACCAGCCGCAGCTCCAGCACCGCGTGGGCGATACGGAGTGGAGGGGTTACAACCTCGGGCAACTTGGTAGTGAGCGTTGCTCCAACTGGTTCGACGATAATCGTCTTTGGACGCGGTGTAGGCTCATTTAGCGACGCAAGGTTATCTTTTTATTCGATCGGCGAACACTTGCCCCTTGCCGCCCTCGACACCCGCGTCAGCACTCTCATGACCGCCCTCGCCGCCGCCATCCCATGACACTCGCCGACCTCATCCAACAGCCCGTGAGCTACGAGGCCACCAAAGACCTCGCGCTCGTCTTCTCGCCCGAACTCGCCACACAACTCGCCGCCGTGCAGAGCGAGCATGGCAACCCGCGCCATGTCGCCTCGCCCGTCGATCTGGTCGATGGCCGCAAAATGCTCTGCGCGGATTTGCTGACCGAAGTCGGCCCCGGCGGGCTTTACTCCGGCGGGTTCGCGCATCTGCCCGCCGAGCTTTTCCCAGCCGTTGAAGTCCTCCCAATGTCTCAAGTCCTCCCGCTACTGCCCCAACCCGAAGAAATCTAACCCACCAACACCATGCTCGAACAAGTCTCAACCTCCGTTAAATTCCTCGCTTTCTACACGGCGAGCAAACAAGGCAAAACCGGCCTCACCGTCACTGTTGACATCTACAATCCAAGCGGCACCCAAATCGTGACCGCAGGCAGCGCCACCGCCCTCGGCGGTGGGCTGTATTCCTACACGCTCTCGACCAACAACAGCGCGGAGGGCGAATACGCCGCCATCTTCAAGACCACCGACTCCACCGTGGATGCCCAGCACATCCCGAGCCTCTGGGTTCTCGGCCGAGCGGGAGTCGAAAATCTCGACGCCACGACTAGCTCGCGCCTTGCTTCCTCTGGCTACACAGCCCCAGCGAACTCGGACATCTCGGCAATCAAGGCCAAAACCGACAACCTCCCGGCCTCGCCCGCAGCGGTCTCCGACATCCCGACCACCGCGCAAATCGCCACCGCAGTCGAAGGATCGCTTCTCAACGAAGGTGACGGCCAAGCAGTCCTCAACGCCCTCGTCGGCGCCATCGGCAACCAGAACCTCTCGGAAGTCTCGCTTGTCGCAGCCATCCGCAGCGACCTCGAGCGCACCGGAGGCAAGATCGACAGCATCCCGACCGATTCCGCTCCGAGCGCGGCCTCCGTGGCAAGCGCCGTGTGGAGCGCCAGCACCAAAGAGATCACCGGAGGCGTGGTCGATACCCTCACCAACTCGCCCGATGTCCCGACCGAGGCCGAAATTGCAACGGCGGTGTGGGGAGCAAGCACCAAGGAGATCACGGGCGGCACCGTCACCAACCTCACCAACGCCCCCGCCAGCGTCACTCCCGCTGATATCTGGGATTACAATGACCGAACGCTCACCAGCGCCAGCGGCCCGACAGCCGTGGAGATCCGTCAGGAAATCGATGCGAACAGCTCAAAGCTGGATGTCGCTATCAGCAGCCGCCTCGCCGATGCTGACTATGTCGAGCCAGCCAACAGCGATGTCGCCGCGATCAAAGCCAAGACCGACGCACTGCCAAGCGATCCCGCAGACCAAAGCCTCCTCGAGGCCGCTATCGCCGGAGTCACTGCCCCTTCAGCGGCTACCGTGGCATCAGCCGTTCGTTCCGAGCTATCGAGCGAACTCTCGAAGGTTTCGGCTTTGAATACCGAGCGCCTCGCGAATGTCGCGACAACAGCCATCGTCGGCAACCTCATCGCCCAGGCGAACTCATGAGCCCTGACTCTGCCCTCGGCATCATCAACCACGCCGCGCGTCAGGATGCCACTTGGCACCTGATCGCGCTCGTGGCGATCGGCCTCATTTTCGCCAGCGTGCTTTTCCGCTGGTTCACCCGCCGCCTTGAGCGCGTCGAGTCGAAGATGGACCAGCAGAACGAAGAATTCGTCACCCACCTCAAAACCGCGAACCGCGAAATGCTCGAAGTGATTTCCAGCAACCAGCAGACCACCAACCGCGCCATCACGATCATGGACCGGCTGGAATCCAAGCTCGACCGGCACAACAGCTAGGGCTTTGACACGCCGCGCCAACTCGATGAAAGCAATCTTCTTTGTCCTCGACCGTCTCTCCGAGAACTCTACATGGCGCGGACTGATTCTCGTCGCCGTCGCCCTCGGCGTGAAGCTCGAGCCAGAACTTCAAAACCAGATCGTGGCGGCCGGCCTCGGCCTCGTCGGAACGATCAACATTTTCCGAAAAGAAAAATGACCCCGCCCCGCGTCGCGGCAACCATGGTGATGCTGGGATGGATATTTCTGGCGCTCGCCTTCCTGACCTCGTGCGTGGCCGTCCCGATGCCTCCTTTCGGCGACCGCGTCGGCGAGGCAGGCACGCTGCACATCCGCACCAGCGTCCGTTTCGAACCGCGCCTGACTGAAGGCGAAGCCGCCAACCGCGACCTCTGGAACGCCCTCGGCGAGTTCCAAAAAACCATCCCCGCACTGAAGGACAAATGATCTCCCTCCTCGCCCGCTTCTTCATGCTGCCACGCCCGGCGCAATCCCCCGCGCCCGCGCCTGAGCCGAAGCCCGCGAAGCCCGCCAAAACCTCCCCCGCCAAAACCTCCGGCACCATCAAGCCCGAGCCGAAATACTACCAGCAGACAAACAAGCGCACGCCCAACATTTCAGCGGGCCGCGTCATCAAGCCGACGCACATCGTCCTGCATCACACCTCCGGCGCTTACGCCGGAAGCGTCTCGTGGTGCAGCGATCCCGTCAGCAAAGTCAGCTACCACTGCATCATCGCTCGCAACGGCAAACGAACAGCCCTCGCCCTCCCGACGCAACGCACCTGGCACGCCGGGGTTTCAAGCTGGCAAGGCCGCAAAGATGTCAACAGCTTCTCCATCGGCCTAGCCTGGGAAGGCGACACCTACACCACGCCCCTCAGCGAAGACGCCCTCCTCTCCGCCGTCGAATATCTCCTCCCCATCTTGCGCGAAAACCACATCCCTCTCGCCAACATCCTGCGCCACGCCGATGTCGCCCCCGGCCGCAAAGACGACTGCTCCCCAGCAGCCCACGCTGCCCTCCTAGCCGCCCTCAACCGCGTCCTGTAATGGCCAAGAAACCCGCCCCGCCCAAAGACCGCGAGGCCGTCATGCTCCAAGCCCGCGCCCTCCTCGCCGAGCATTTCGCCCACGGCATCTGCGTCGTCTCGTGGGAGGACGAAGGCACGACATACAACATGGATTTCCAATTCGGAAACCAGTTCGCCGCCAAAGCCCTCGCCCGCGAAGCCGAAGACCTCCTCTGGCCCTACGAGGAAGAAGACGAGGACGAAGAAGAGGAGGAAGAAGCGTGAAAGCCACTCTCGAATTCACCCTGCCCGAAGAACGCACCGAGCACATCTGCGCCGTCAAGGGCATGGACACGATTTTAATAATCGACGACCTGCTGCAAGAAATCCGCTCGTTCCTTAAATACGGCGGCGGCGAATTTCAGTCATGGCGCGACGACGAAGGCCGCGAATGCCAAGCCTGCCCGGACACCCTCGAAAAAATCCGTTCCTTCATTTGGGAACTTCGCAAAGACAACGAGATTCCCGACCTCCCATGACGCCAATCAAGAAATGGAAAAAATGGATGGCCGTGGGATGCTCGCACGGCGAACTCATCTGCCCGGAAAGCCGCAAGGCCGTTCTGGATTTTGCCAAGAAATTTCGTCCAGACTTCCGCGCACACCTCGGCGACTTCATTGACCTCGCCGCCATGCGCGGTGGCGTCGCGTCTGATGTGGACAGCAAAGACCGCGCTCGGAACATCGCCCAAGATGTCAGCGAAGGCATTTCGTTCCTTTATGAATTTTCGCCGAATGTCATAATGCTCGGAAACCACGAGGCCCGCTTGAACCGCATGGCGGAATCCCCCAACGCCGTCCACGCCCACGCCGCGCAGACCGTTCTCAACGAACTCGGAGACTGCGCCAAAAAGCTCAAGGCGAAAATCTACCCCTACCACAACACCAAAGGCGTCCACCGGCTGGGAGACCTCGCCATGGTCCACGGCTATAGCTGCAATGTCAGCGCCATCCGCGACCACGCCGAGACATACGGCAAAGTTATCATGGCCCACCTCCACCGCGTCGGGATCGAGCGCGGCCGCCGCATCGACTCGCCCACCGGCTACTGCCTCGGGGCCATCTGCAACTTGGACATGGACTACAGCTCCACCCGCCGAGCCTCCCTCGCGCACTCCAACGGATTCGCGTGGGGCTACTACACTGACAACTCAACAACGGTCAATCTGTGCGAAAGACAAAAAAACCAACCGTGGCTCCTGCCATAGAAGCCGCCTGGCAAAAAGTCTTCGCCGCCGTCGCCATCGAAGACCCCGCCCAACTCGCGAAAGAAGGCTGGCGCAACTCCTACGAAATCGCCCATGGCAGCCACCGCGAAAAGCAAGCCGTCGAAAGACAACTCGAAATCGCCGTGCGCAAAGGCGAATTCGAGAAAAAACAGGCAAAAGTCATGCGGGCCACAAAGGTTCAAAAAATTAACTTTTACAGACCTAAGCCGGGCAACAGCGGGCAACAGCCGCGCAAGTAATTGATAAACAAACCAAAAAAACCGACTTAAAATCCGTTGATCCGAAAGGGTCGTGCGGGTTCGAGTCCCGCCGCCGGCAGAGCGACTTGTGACGATTTTGGCTAGTTTTTATGCGGCTCGGCGGGGGTTTGGCTTTCAGAAACTACAGGCGGCTATTGGCGGCTAGTGGAAGAAAATAGTTGAGAATTTGGGCAACACGGGCAACAAGTGGGCAGCAGACCATGAGCACCTTTCTTGTGACACCTTACCCGCAGCGGCCTTCGACGCCTTGGAAGCTGACCATTCCGCAGAAAATTTTTGGCAAGAGGATCCGCCGTTTTTATCGCACCGAGGCGGAGGCTTGGGCGGCGGGGCCGGGTTTGCTGGAGAAACTTCAGAAAGGTGGGACCGATTCGCTTTCGGAAGAGCAGGCGAGGGGTATGTCGATGAAGTCGGCGATTCGGGATTACATCGCGAGTAAGGCGGGCAGCTCGGAGCGGCACAGGGAGAAGTTGGAAAAAATATGTGGGGAGCTTTTGGAGGCATTCCCAGGCGCGGTGGCGGCGGTGTCGCCGATGCAGGCGGCTCGGGTCTTTGGAAAGATCAAGGGCGCGCCGACCACGCGGGCGGGGTGGCATCGATATGCTTCGGGATTTTTCCGGTGGTGCGTCGACATGGAGCTTCTGGACCGAAATCCATTTCGCCGCGTCGTGGCGCCGGAGGCTGAGAGTAAACGGTCACTGATCTCGGCGAAGGAACTCCGGGCGATTCTGGATGCCACAATGAGCGACGCGCTTCGGGCTTGGTTTTTGCTGGGTGCGTTTGCGGGGTTGCGGTCCATCGAAGTCCACAGGATGCGGTGGGAGGATGTGGACCCGAAGACAGGACAGATCGAGGTTCGGAGGGAGGTCTCGAAACAATCCTCGGGCCTGCCGGAACGCATCGTGGATTTCACGGAGCCGATGAAAAAGCGGAAGGATTTCTTCAAAGGGAAATCCGGCCTGATCGTGCCGGCGAAATCGCTCCGGCTTTATCGGGAGAGGGAGGCTTTGATCGAGCGGCTGAACAACGAGGGCGTGGTTCCGTGGGCCATGCTGCCGGAAAATGCCCTCCGGCACTCTTTCGCTACCTACCACCTCGGACGGTGCCAGGATGCTGGCAAGACCGCGCACCAGATGGGGCATTCTTCGACGGCGCTCGTTCTCAAAACCTACGCGGTGCCATCGCGCAAAGCGAACTGGCGGGCTTGGTGGAGGATTTAGTTTTGTGCGCCTACAATCAAGGCGCGGCCCTTATTATTGTTTCCTCTTAATTTTGGGCGTGTAAGTAATAGGAACGGTGGATCGGGCAGTTGGCGCAGTCTCGTGTTTGCTCGCAGGCGAGTCCTGCATCATTAAAAATTCGTTGTGCTCGCGGGTCTTTGTTTGCTGAACAGCGTCGGCAATGATGGCGGAGATTGAAGCCTTGGATAGCCGGGATTTTTTGTTTTCTTCGCTCTGCTTTTTGACGACCCAGGCGTGGAGTTCTTTCGGCAGCGAGATGTTCAATTTTTGGTGAGTTTTCTCTTTCATATACTCCCACCAGTAGCACCGAAAACACCAGCGCGCAAATTTTCTGAAAAATAAATTTTCGCCCGCAAACCTAGTGTTCATGCGGATGTCAATAGAAATCTTCGTATGGGTAGAACACCCCATTGACAATTTTTATTGCTTTACCGGTAGCACCGGAGATATCGGTAGCACTATGCAAAGTGCATACACAAAAACCAGCGTGAGCCTCCCGAACGAACTCGCTGAATGGCTCCGCCAAAAAAGCGAGAAAAACGGAGGGACGCCGATCAGCCGCTTAATCGCGGCGGCGATTCGCCAACAAGTGAGCAACGAAAAACGGAGGGCGAAGAAATGAACCTCTCCGATGTTTACATTGATATGGACGAGGCAAAGCGCCTCTCGGGTTTTTCCAGCCGCTCGATCCGCGACTACATCAAGCGCGGTGAGTTCGCCGCCACGATGCCACGGGGCCGGTGCGGTGGCTGGCACATCGTCAGGGAATCCTTCCTTGATTGGTGGGGCTATCGCAACGCGAGCACCGCGAACCGCACGACGATTCCACAACGCAAAAGGAGGGCCGCGTAATGGACTACGAGACCACGCTCCGCTGCCTCGGTTACGGGATCGACTTTCTTCAAGTCATCACCCTGCCGGCTTTATTGGCCGCGCTCACCTGGAGGCTCGCCCGATGAAAAAGCGACTCTGGCACTGCGAGGGGCTGAATTTTCTTCGGCACAAAGTCGGGGAGTATTTCTGGGCGTTCTCGGCCTTCGAGGCTCGGGAGCGTTTCGCTCAACAATTCGGCGGCGTTCCAAGCCGGGTGGAGGTCGTGCGATGAGCGGGTGGCTTTCCGTGGAGGATCAAATGCCGGACAGCGACACCGATGTCATCGTCGCGGCTGAAGATGGCCATGTGGAGGCCGGGTTCCACGATGGTCGCGTCTGGCGGTGGCTTAATGCCTGCCGCATCGACATCGATGTCACGCACTGGATGCCGTTCCCAAATCCACCGGAGGTCGCACAATGAGCGGGTGGGAGGGGATCGGGCTAGCGGTGCTGACGCTGGGTTCGTGCTTCGCGAGCTACATGCTCGGACGGGATGCCATGTGGACGGAGATGAAGGGGCGCCGTGAGGAACGCCGTCGGCGCTGGGAGGAGTTCGACGATGAGGACTGACATGCGCACGGTTGACCTCCCTGTGGGCACCTTGTGCCTGCTCTGCGACTGCACGGGGCAAAGCACGACGGCGGCGATCGTAGATAACGACCTCGGGCCGCTCTGCGATGGCTGCCGCGAGCACGCCGATATGGCGACCGTGGAACTCCTTTGGCAAGCGGCGGCTGTGAGTCCGTCACGAGAATGATTTTGCCTCGCTAGTCCCCAAGGGGGACGCAGGGGCCAAGGGGGGC